ATAAGAGGATTTGCTTCTCACCATGCAACTTATACTGGATCGCTAAAAACCTTTACAGTTACAGTTGCAAGTAAAACCGCAGCCCATAGATATAACGGAAGTGGATCTGGTAATGGTTATGTAATTGATGGTAAAGAATCACCATTTTTAAGTCTCACACCAGGTCGTACTTATAAGTTTGACCAATCAGATGGTAGTAATAGTGGTCATCCTCTTCGTTTTTATCTTGAGTCAAATAAAACTACAGCTTATACAACCAACGTAACGACAAGTGGAACTCCTGGTTCTAGTGGTGCATATACGCAAATCGTTATAGCAGATACCACTCCAATGGTAATTCATTACCAATGTTCAGCCCATTCGTTGATGGGTAATGCTGTTCAGACAAACTCTGCTACAGCTACAGGAACTTTGCTATCTAGCTTGAGTGTTAGTGGAAATATGGATGTTACTGGCACATTTACTGTTAGTGACAATATTTTGATGACAGGAACAGGTGCTATTGATGTTGCTTCTGGCACGACTGCTCAAAGACCAGGATCTCCCTCTGGAGGTATGTTTAGATTCAATAGTCAAACTTCAGAATTTGAAGGATATAACGGAAGTTCTTGGGGTGAAATTGGTGGAGTTGCAGCTACAGGAACAGCAGATTTATTGGATATTGCATCATCTTCTGGAACTGGTGGAGGTTCTGCTACATTTAACGGATCTGCTTATAGATTTAAGCTAGTTACTAAAGGAACAAGTACAGCAGTAACACCAAGTAATGCAGAAATCTTACGAGTCTCAATTAATGGTGTGATGCAACAACCCAATGATGGGTCTGGACAGGGTGATATGACAGATGGATATGTTATTAGTGGTACTGATATTATCTTTGACTCTGCTCCTCCTAATGGTGCAACATATTTCATTATTAATATGGGAGCTACGATTGCGATTGGAACTCCTGGTGACAATACAGTAACAAGTGCAAAGATCGTTGATGGCACTATTGTTAATGCTGATATAAACGCAAGTGCAGCGATAGCAGCTTCCAAGATAGCTGGCCTTGCAACTTCAGCTACAACAGATACTACAAATGCTTCTAACTTAGCTTCTGGAACTATACCTGATGCACGTTTTCCTTCTGCCCTACCAGCTATAGATGGATCTGCATTAACTGGAGTTTCATCACAAAAAGCTGATGGTTGTATCACAGAAAACTCGCTAACAATTTCAAATAATTATACTATGACCACAAACAAGTCAGGAGTTAGTGCAGGGGATATAATAGTAGCAAGTGGAGTAACAGTTACCATTCCGTCAGGTTCACGTTATGTTATTGTCTAGGGGGTCAAAATTATGCCAATAGGATTAAACGGATCAGGAACAGTAACAGGAATAAGCGTAGGTGGATTACCTGATGGAATAATACAAAGTGCTGATTTAGCAAGTGGTGCAGTTGGAAAATGGACTCATGTAAATTACACTTCCATTGGCACAGGTGGAAGTTATACGTTCTCAGGAATACCAACTGATACTACAGCATTTCGTATAAATTTTTTAAACATATCTAGTAATACAGGTTCTAATGGTAGTGAAAGTTATACAGGATTAAGATTAGGTACTGCTTCTGGGCTATTAGATAGTGGTTATAACGCTATTGTTTCTTATCTTGAAACGAGTTATCAAAGAGTTGATGCTTGGACAAGTAGGCATATGTTATACAATCTGAATTATGGAAGAGCAGAACACGTTTTTAATGGTCAAATTCAATGCTGGAAAACTGCTGGTACGGATAGATGGAATATAATGTCAGATGTAACTAGAGGTAATAATGCAACTTATTTTTCGGGGCAAGGTTATGCAAATTTAGGAGCTAATATTACACAAGCACAATTATTTTTAAATACTGGCTCATTTGATAATGGTTCAGCATCACTAAGTTATTATCAAGATTAATATGAAAAATACTACACTTGACATACAAACAGGCAAAATAACAGAAACAACAATTTCTGATACACCGCCTACAGATGCAGAAGCACTTGCTAATTTAAGGTCTACAAGAAATAATTTATTAGCAGAAACAGATTATCTTGCACTTGCAGATCACACACTTACTGATGCAATGAAAACTTATAGACAAGCTCTTAGAGACTTACCAGCTAATACTGCTGACCCTAACAACGTCACTTACCCAACAAAACCTAGTTAACCATGAGCCAAATCAAGTTATTACATAGCGGTGGAAATGGAGTTATATTAGCTGCACCTAGTTCTAACCCTGCATCTGATCGTACCCTTACCTTACCTGGTGATGCTGATGGAACGATAGCTACAACTGCAACTGCTGGTAAAATTTTGCAAGTTGTACAAACAGTTAAAACAGATCAGTTTACTAGCACAGCTTATGCTTATACAGATGTTACTGGAATGTCTGTAAGCATCACACCAGCATCAGCATCAAACAAAATATTAATTAATTTTGAGCTACAAGTTGGTGGTACAGCAAATAACTATGCTTCTTTTAGGTTACTTAGAGATTCAACACATATAGGAGTACCTACTGGATCTGGTGTTTTGGGAGGTGGTGCAAGAGTTGGAACACTTGGTTCTTTATCACATGAAAATAGTTATCAACTAGAAAATACTGGAACTTCTTTTTTAGATTCTCCAAATACGACTTCTGCTATAACTTATAAGCTGCAAGTTAGTGGTTATAGTAACAGAAATATTTCAATTAACGTACCAACGTCCACAAGTACAGCATCTAATAGTTATACAGCTACTGGTATTTCAACAATAACCGTAATGGAGGTGGCAGCATGAGTAGGCTTATAACAAACGCAATACGATCCACTTCTGCTTCAGCAGATGCGATTACTTTTGATAACTCAGGCAAACCAGCTTTTCCTAATGGCGGTGCTGGTAAAATTCTTCAAGTAGTATCAACAACTAAAACTAGTACCTTTTCAACATCTTCAAGCAGTTATACAGATGTAACTGGGCTATCAGTATCTATAACACCAACTTCAACATCAAGTAAAATTTTTATTACAATTAATGTAATGGCTGCAACTGATAATAGTACACAAGGATTTTTTGAAATTTTTAGAACTTCAGATAATACTTCTGTTTGTATAGGAGATGATGGAGGTGGTAGCAGACAAAGAGGATCTTTTGGCCCAACTTATTTTAACGATACAAATGATCTTAAAGAATGTGGTATGAGTTTTTTAGACTCTCCTAACACAACTTCAGCCTTTAATTACAAAGTAAGATGCAAGAATCAAGGAAGTGGAAATGTTTATGTAGGCAGATCAAATAGTGATGGTGACGCAGCCCATACAGGAAGATATCCTTGCACAATTACAGTCATGGAGGTAGGAGCATAATGGGATTAACTAAAGCACAAGCTGCTGGACTTGCTGATACTTCTGTTAGTGCAGGGAGTTATGGTTCGGCTACTGCAATACCAGCAATTACAGTTGATGCACAGGGTAGGATAACGGCTGCATCTACTAATGCAATATCGGCTGGCGGTGAAACTGATGGTATATTTCAAAACCCGATAGCAGCAGCAGGGAATATTACGATTGGTAATAATAAAAATGGTTTAGCTGCTGGCCCTTTCTCAATGGCAACCTATACTTTAACTATACCCTCTGGATCGGTGTTCACTATAGTCTAATGCCAGTATCAATCAACGGAAACACAGGAGTAATTACAGGACTTGCAGTAGGGGGCTTACCTGATGGAACGATAGACGCAGATTCTTTAGCTTCAAATGCTGTTACTTCTGCGAAACTAGCAAGTGGTGTTGGTGGTAAAGCACTACAAGTTTTAAGTGTTAGTAAAACAGATACAACTTCTTATACTGGAACAAGTTTTGCGGATATAAGTGGAATTACTTTAAATATTACACCTCAAACAAATAGCAAAGTTTTAATACAATTTAGTTATGCTTATGGTGCAGATAATATTGCTGGTGGATCAGTAAGAATCGCAAGAATAAAAAGTGGAACAACTACATATTTAGCTGTTGCTGATACCGCAGGATATGATGGTGTTAGTAGCAGTATGACTTCTTACGTTGGTGGTAATGACGCAACGAATCAAATTTATCATCAAGCTTTTCATCATTTAGATGCAAGTCCAGGTGGGGATGGTAGCACAGCAATAACTTACAAAATGCAATGGAGAATAGGCAGTGGAGCTATTTATTTAGGTCGTGATAGTACAGGTTCTATCTCAGAGTATGCTGGTGGTAATGAATTTACATTAACGGAGTATGCAGCATGACAGGAAAGATTAAGCTCGTACATTCTGGTGGTAATGCGGTTTCGATAGCCGTACCAACATCAAATCCTTCTTCAAGTGAAGTTGAATTTAAGTTACCTGGCTCTGATGGAAGTGCCAACCAGGTTTTAAAAACAGATGGTTCGGGAAATTTATCATTTGCGTCTGAAACAGCCGATTTTGTAAAACTTGCATCGGTACAAGATTCTACAGGCGGTACTGTATCTAACTTTACTTTTGATAGTTTGGATACATCAACTTATCAAGCATTTAAGTTAATAATGAATATGACCCCAACAGATGAAAGTTCTGTTGAATTAAGGTTTCGTTGGAGAGTTAGTGGAACAGATCAAACTTCAGATGAATATAACTGGACTAATTTAGGTGTTTCAGGAGGTGGTAGTTACTTTGACAATGCAGATGAAGAAACTTTTGGATTATTTTCTTTTAGTGCTGGTGATAAAACTGGGGAAGGTTATAGAATGATAGATGCAACAATTATTCCTAAAACATCTTCTGACTTTAATCAATCAAGAAATAGCTATTATGTTATGGCTCAAAGATATGATTCGTCTGCATCACACCGAGGAGAAACTAATTTTGGTACATATAATGTAAGTGTAAATCCTGATGGATTTATAATATATGCAGCATCAGGAAGTTTTAAAAATTATGGTTACACTCTTTATGGACTTAAAAGATAATGGCTAGATTTCATTTAATCAACGGAGAAAGAGTTGCTTTTACAGCAGAGGAAGAAACTGCTAGAGATGCAGAGGAAGCTGTTGTAAAAAGTTACCAAGATGCAAATGGTTACAAACTGAATAGAAGGGATAATTATCCAAGTATTCCAGAACAACTAGATTTACTTTGGCATGCAATAGATGCTGACGCAGACTTAAAAACAAAGTTAAGTGCATTCTATAATTCTATTAAGGCAGTAAAGGACGCTAATCCAAAACCTTGAGTACATTAAAAGTCGGAGTAATAAGAGATTTACCAGCTAGTAGCTCCCCAACTCTTGATTCTGATGGTAATCTAGATATAACATCTGTTACTTTTCCTACTGAACCTACTTAATTATGTCTCTTGACCATGAAGCTATATATGAAGCTTACAAATCAGAAACAAAACCTGTTGTTTCTATAGACGACTCTGCTGGAGCGTTTGACGCTGATGGTAATGCAGTTTCTTTAGACAGTACCAAAATAGCAGCAGCTAGGGCGAGCCTTGACACAGCCGCAGCAGCGATAGCCTACAAGTCTCAAAGAACTGGTGCTGATGGTACAACAGATACTATCTACCCAACAATCGGAGATCAGCTAGATGCTCTGTATAAAGATATTGTTGCTGGTACAGTAACTACATCGGGTGCTTTTGCAACTGCAATCAAAGCTACTAAGGACAAATATCCAAAACCATAAATTATGAGCAGCAGATTAATTGTTAACAGTATTAGGCATACAGGAGCTTCTGGTGATGGAGTTACCCTAAATTCAGATGGTACGGTTGCCGTTCCAAATGAGTTGACTTTAGGTTCTAATAAACACGTTGTAATACCAGCCGGAACAACTGCACAAAGAGATAGTTCACCTCCAAATTATTCTCTTCGTTATAACACTACGTTAGGTGAATTAGAGTTTTGGGATGGTACTAATTGGAATACAATAAACCAAACTAAGACTTGGGATCTTGATAATACAGCTACGCATTGGTGGAAAAGTGAAGGAATACAATCAAAAACTCTTTGGAACGCACAAGTTGGAGGTACAAGTTTTGTAGCTGGTCATACAGATCACTTAACTTATAATTCATCTGATTCGGGTTTTAATAGCCAAAAAACTATTGACTTTAATCAAGGTGCTGATAGTAATTTTGGAATGTTAGTGACCGCTTCTGGTGACTTTTGGGGTGGTGCTGACGAAGCTTGGAGTGTAATAATGGTTATCGAAAAAACAGATCACAATAGTGGAACAAGTCTTGGTGATGGTATGTTTGTTCAAGTATATAACAATACTACAGATGGCTCATGGTCAGTAGATTTAGCTGGAGATCATACTTGGAGTAACTCATATGGAGAACAAGTTGGAGGCATTAGTGGATATGACAACCATGATTATTCATCTAGTACAAAAAAAGGTATTTTTTGTTTCCGTATGGATGCGAATGGTGCGAGTTCAGAATATAAATGGCAAGAATCAGGACAAAGTACTTTTACAAATGTAGCGACTGCAAGTAGTGCGCCTTCAAGTTTACCTACAAGTGGTTATACAAGATTAGGTATTGGTAATTTTCATAACACTACATCTACTAACCATGAGTGGAGTGGAACTATAGCTGAAATTGCATACTATAAAGGTATTAGGGTTGCTGATGCTGAACTAGCAAGGTTTTCAACTTACGCAAAAGCTAAGTTTAGTATTTAAAAAAACAATGACAAATCCATTAGATGAATTAATTAAAAAATACGAGGAGCAACTCGTATTAATACAAAAGCAAAAAGAAGAAGCAAAAAATGCTTATGATGTTGCCTGTAAAAATGAAGACAGGTATCAAGGTGCAATATTAGGTGTTAAAGATGCACAGGCACAATTATTATCTACAGAAAATCAACAGGAAGAAATAAAACCATCAGATGCTAAAAAAAATACAAGTAATAGATAATTTCCTATCAGAACAACAATTTAGATTAGCTCAATCTTTAATACTTGATTATGGGTTTCCTTGGATGTGGAATGATTCTGTCACCAAAGAAGTAGGACTTGCAGACCCAGATGAATTTCAATTTGTACACCTTTTTTATGATCCTTTATCTGGTGTAGTAACAGATTATCCTAAATGGTTAGATATAATTAAACCTTATGGAGATAGGATGAATCCAACATCGCTTATGCGTATAAAAGCAAACTTAAACGTAGCAACAAAAGAACATATAACTAGAGAGTTACACACCGACTTTGATGTGCCATGCACTACAGCAATAGCTTATATAAATACAAATAATGGTTATACATTATTTGAAGATGGTACAAAAGTAGAAAGTAAAGAAAACAGAGTTGTTATTTTTAATTCATCTTTGCGTCATGCTGGTGTTCCTTGCACAGATAAAAAAAGAAGAGTTGTAATTAATTTTAATTTTATTTAGTTTTTACAGGAATATTTCTGTCAATAATTCCATACATGACATAAAGCGGTGCTAATCCTATAATCAAGAAAAGTACCATAAATGTTATTGGTACACTTGCCTTAATTAGTGCTTCTTTAATCATGTTTCAAAAAATAGCTAACGTCTTGAGTATTGTATCTTTTCTAATGGTAACTTCTGTTATCGGTGGAGGGTACTTTGGATATAAATATGTAACATCAGAACAATTTAAGACAAAATTAATGAACGAAGTTCTTGGTAATGTACAAGGACTTATGCCAAAAGTTTTAGATCAAGAGTTACCAGAAATGACAAGTCCAGCATTACCTTTACCAACAAAATCTTTACCTAAGTTTTAATGAACTGCTGGCATTGTAAAACTGAATTGATTTGGGGTGCTGATGCTGATATAGATCAAGATTTTCAGCCTGTTCTTGCAGAAGAATATTCTATGGTAACTAATTTATCTTGTCCAAAATGTAATTCTTATGTAGAAGTATATAAACGTAAATATGCCTACGATTGATATTCCTAATATTTCAATTCCAGAAATAAAAATAGATATACCATTACATATTCCATATCAAGTATTAAACGTACCACCACCATCTATAAAATTACCAAGTTGCGTAAAATATCATAGAGATGCAAGTGCTAAGAATACTGCGTTATATAATGATGATCCAACAGGAACAATGATTTCTTGTCCCTATGGTTCTATGCCTACATTTGAACCCATGTTATATGACAGAAGAAAGATTGAAATTGTTGAAAATAAAGAACAAGAAAAAAGAGTAGAAAATACTGAGACACCAATACAAGAAGAAGTAAAACCAGATATACCGAAAGAAAAAAAAGAAATAAAAATAGTTCCTTGCCCTGGCCCTAAAGATCAGCGCATAAATGACTTTCGTAACAGTTCACGATTAGAGCGTGTTGTCGGCCATAAAAAAAGCGAAGATGGTACTAGATGTATAACTATCTATGAAGACGTTCCGTTTAAAGATCAGTACATTCCAGAGGTTTCTACTATTGTATCTACTGCTGTTATTGGCCTGGTCGCTGCCAGTAGTCCACTTCTTCTTAATATCATCAAACCGCTAGTAAAAAATATTGTTAAAAAGCTTACAAAGAAGAAAGATAAGATAGAATAAAAAAACCTTATTTATTTTGGCGAAGAATAGGGTGTCTAGGTAGACAAGTCTTACCGTACTTGTCTGCCGCCAAAAATTCCATTTTTGCAAGGTATAAACATAAGCAAGCTTTTTTACAAGCCCTTTACAGGTCAATCTGAAGGGGCATTTTTTATGGTTTTTTGATAATTTTATGATTATGTGGCAAGACTTGATTTGCTTGAGGCGTTATCTCAATATCGCTACATAAATCATAATAAGGGCTATCCTTTGCAAAACGTATTCCAGCAATCTTTTTTTCACCGCAATGCTTTAATCTTGCAAAATGCCAATCAAGTTCAAGGTTCTTGAGGGTTTGTTTTTGTATATTAGTTTGAGTTGCAGCAGCTTCTTTACATTGTTTCTGCAATCCTCTATCTAATGGAATAGAAAAGTTTAGAGTTATTCCTGTTCCAAGTGCATAGCTATCTTTATTTGTTCCAGAATAATTTAATTGATTATAAAGAACTACACCAGGGTTGTCAGGTGTGCCATCTCCTATAGCATTACCACTATCATCAAAATCTCCAACTATATCTGTTTGATCGTAAACAGGAGTTTCATAAAAATCTCTATAAGGTTTTCTGAAATTTGAATTAAAAGTAGTAAATGGAGTTATGGTCATCATTGCTCCCTGACATACAATCCCTCCGCCATATTGATTTGTATGAAAACTACCGTTGTTTACATTCCAGTTCTGATTAGTTACTGATCCGCTATTACTTTGGCTAACAGCATTAGCTAAAACTTTTATAGGGCTTAAGATTATTGCGAGAACACAGAGGTAGTAGTAGTAACGGACTCTGTTGTTATATCTCTTTGGATTGTGGTTATGTTCTGTAAACCAGGCCCATGATATGTTTCTGTAAACTGAAAAGAATTTCCTGATGTCGGATTCGTTTGTGTCCAGTTTGGTTTTATTGTCATATCTAATCCTGTCCATTTATAAGTAGTACCTCCTACAGTTCCATTAACTTCAACTGCGGTTGCTGCCATATTTCCTCCATCATGTGATATTCCTGTGCCTGTAACTGTATATTCGTAACCTGTTGAAAAATCTTTGCTAGTAATCGATTCTGAGAGAGTAGAAGTTGTAGAGGTTGTACTAGACATTGTCCCGGTAGTAAAATTAGGAACAATATTGGCATTAGCTGGTAAAACATATAAAAATAATAGTAATAAAAGCTTTCGCATGACTCATTAGTCTACCGTTACTGTGGTTACATATTGTCCAGTAGCAGTTGTGCCTTGAGATCCGGCTGTAAGTGTAATAACATGATTATCTACAGTACCAGCTAGGTTCGTTGCTGTTCCTCCAGATGTACTTGTTATATCACCAAAGGCACTTACTTCACCTGTGGTAAGACTTGTGCCTATGGTATCTCCAGTAGTATGTGAAACCGTGTAATTGAAGCTCTCGCCATCTGTTAACTGACTAGCTGTGATTGGCGTATAAGCGTTTACACCATTAGTTGCAGCACCTAATCCTCCAACACTTCCAGCAGTAGTTCCATCTGTTGTGGTAACTCCAGTTCCAGAAACACTATATGAGTTTCCAATACGATCTGCTGCTGTCGCTGCCGCAGAAACTTCTAATTTTACAGATGAACTGATAGACGAAGTTATATCAGCATAAACAGGGGAAGATGCTGCAAGAGCAAAAATAAACGGAAAAAGTTTTTTCATTTTTTAGATTTAGGGTCGATTACTTCTGCACCTTCAATTTTAATAGGTGTTTCTACCCTTATAGTCTGCACCATACCTTGGTTTTCTGCAACTTTGAGGTCTTTATCACTACGTTTTTTAGATCCTTCCAATCCAAAAGTAGCAAGCGCACCTGTTAATAAACTAGCCGGGAAAGTTATGTCTTTAGGGTCAGAACTATAGCCAGGTATTGTTATGTAGTTTAAAGTTACGATAAAACCGCTCCAAACCACAACGCCCAATCTTACGAAAAGACTGATGATAGCTAGTTGTTCTTCTTTATCATCCAAACCATCTTTAAGTTTTTGGAATGCGTTTTTCTTTTTTTGTTCTGTCATGGCTGTTTTCTGTCATAATAGTAATATATTGAGGAATCGTAAAGTGGTTGAAGTAATTGCAGCAGTCGGTGGAGCTTTGATGACAGCTTGCTTCGTCTCTGTTGGCTCTGTTTCTTATCGCGGTAGACAATCACGAGATGACCTTGTTCGTAATACAACCGCAATAGAATTATTATCAACAAAAATAGATGATATGCATGATGATATGAAAGAAGTGTTTCATCGTCTCAAGGAAGTAGAACTAGCAGTAGTAGAAATAAAACCAAGAAGATAAAAGAAAGACCCCTATTACTAGAGGTCTAGTTCTTGCAGATATCTAGTGTAGCCTAGTTTCCACTAGTTACATACAAGACCCCACACACGCCGATAGATTAGCATAAAAAAAAGCCCCCTGTTCGGGGGCGGTGTTATTACTGCTTTATCCAGTAACCATAAACGCATCTGGTTTCATCTCTGCTTGGATTATAGGTGTCGTTTATAACGCCATCTATAACTGCACAATAATGACGAGTAACTCTAGCAATGACTCGGCCTGATGGAAGTTCATCTGACTTAAGATGGACTTTACATCCTGTTCCAATACCCATAGTAGAAACCCATTTAAAACCTAATGAGATCATGTAGTCTTTAAACCACTTGCGAGTAGTGCTAATACCGTGGCTGGCTGTTTTTTGCCTAGCAGTAGTTTTTCTACTGCGCTTAGTAACTCGCTGATTAGCGTTACCTTCTGCAAGTCGATTGTAGACTTCTTGATAAGGTAACTCTGCTGCGATTGCTACGGCCCTAGTAACACAGTCTCCTGTACGACCTTTGTAACCAGCATCGGCTCTGCCGCCGTCATTAAAATTAAATTCCATAATAAAGTGCAAAATGTAAGATGTAATGCCCTCCGAAGAGGGCGATAAACTAAGCAAAACTTAGCCAACTAATTTTGATTCCAAGCTTGTCAAACTTGTTAGCAATACTTTTAACAGCACGTTTAACTTGTCCGTAAAATTGTGGACTAACGTCAGACGCTCTATCCCAAGTACCGCAAGATATGCAATTATCAAGAATTTCTTTATCCAGTTCAGTTAAATGTTCTGGCAAAGATTTGAAATCTTCAAGATGTACATATAGGTCGTTAATTGCATAATCGGTTTTTTGTTCTGGTTGAACAATCCGTTCATGCCCTTCCCATATTTCAGTAATGGGTTCAGAAGTTGTATTTCTGTCACCATACTTTTGTATCATCTCATCTGTGTAGAAATCACATAGATTCTGAATAATACAATCTTCCGGACGATCGATAATAGTTTCGATCTCCAACTTTGTGAATTTAATCATTTTAAATTGTCGAGTTGCAAATTAGCCGATGCCTCCATCGGTTATCCTTATTATAAACCGGACTAATAAACAATAGGAACTTAGTGTGCCACTAATAAAATTGGCACAGTACCAGATTTGAAATTTAATGTATAATAAATATTAAGTAAAGGAAGCTGTAGGCAAGTTAATTAAATTTAACCTCTGACCGAAGATGATCCTTTGCTTAATAAACAAAGGAAGCTGTAGGCATATTGGCTCGATTCAATCTCTGCTCGAAGATGATCCTTTGTTTTTGAAGTACCAAGAGTCTGTTGGCACACTAGCTAGATCTAGTCCCTGTTCAAAGATAATCGGGTACTTATTTTTTTGTCTTTATTTAGTGTTTATAGTATGATTTATATAAGTCGGGAAGCCTGATGATCTATGCAAAGCAGATCTGAAAGCTATACGATCCTTGATATGGGGTTAAGGCAAGGCAGTCTTATAGAGTTGGACTGACCCATCTCCCGATCTTTCTTTTTACATTTTAAATCATGCTAAAAATTATCGAACCAATTATTTTTGCTTTCCTTCGTGGAAAAGCATTAAAAAAACTCTTGCTTGATATAGCAAAAGTTATGGTTAAAAAATCTGACAATACGATTGATGACAGATTAGTTGATGCGTTAGAAAAAGCTTTATTTCCTGGCAGATAACTATTTTTTCTTCTTTTTCTTTTTAGGTGGTCTTCCTACTTTTGACCCATAGGTCCCGGTTCCCTTTGGCATAACTTCAAATATAACTGCACCAATTATAGCTTTGTTGCGAAATATATCTAGTCTGTTAGCTTTATAGTAAAGACTTTTGTTATGAAAT